CCGTCAATCCGGAGGTGAAACGATGAAGAAAGACAGAAACGCAACGCCCTTCCCGAACATACAGAAGAAACCGTCCGGCCCGAAGATCATGATTGCCATCCCGTGCATGTCCACACTCCCGACCAAGTTCCTGTGGGCACTGGAATGCATGCACAGACTGCCGAACACCTACACTAGCATTCTAGAGAACTCCCTGATTCATGACGCCCGGAATGAGTTCGTGACTATCGCCATCTCTAACAACGTTGACCGGGTGATGTGGCTGGACAGCGACATGACGTTTGAACCGGACACGTTAATCAAGATGTCCAAGCATCTGGACTCCGGGAAAGAGATGGTCACTGGCTTGTGCTTCAAGCGTGTGATCCCAACCGAGCCTGTGATCTACAAGGCATTCCATGAGGAACACGAGCCGTCCTTCCACTACCGCCCGGAGAAGTACCTCGACTACCCGAAAGATGCCGTCTTCCAGATTGCCGGGTGCGGGTTCGCCTGTTGCATGACGTCCACCAAGCTGCTGAAAGACATCTGGGACAAGTACGGTCCACCGTTCTCATTCACCGGTAACATCGGAGAAGACCAGTCCTTCTGTCTGAGGGCTACCCAGATGGGCCGCAAGATCTGGTGCGACAGCACTATTAAGGTGGGCCACATCGGACAAATCGTCATCGGCGAATCTACATGGCTAGCCCAACAGAATGCCATTCCGTCCGCTACCGCGTCCGGCCAATCCGGACAGAACCATCCCGCACAGAACCCTTCCACACAGACTAGGGGGTGACCGCAATCAATACCAACTTCTACCGCACCTACGCCGATCACATGTGGCGCTTCTACATCCGCTACATGGACGGCAATATCCCCAACATCTCCGACCCGGACCGCGCTAACTGGACCGCGTGTCACTCCGTCTACAGCCGCATCCGGCCGGAATGGCAAACCGTCGTCTCTATCTACTACCGCTGCCCCGAACTCAACTCCCAGTCCATCGAAGACTACTGCTCCCAACGCTCCATGCCCATGGCTACCGTCTGGAAAATTATCCGCTCCGTCCAGCGTATGGCAGCAGAAGAACGTGGACTCATCGCGGAACGCACAATCCGTAATCCACTCAGCGAGGTGACACACTATGCCAAACAAGACACCAAACAAACCGACCAGTAACAACATCACCAATAAAACCGATGTTCCTGATGACGCCGTTACCGAGATCGTCAAACAAAAACGCCATCGGAACCGTCCCGATCTCGCTAAGTTCGGCGAGGAAAACACCGAACCCGGTGACAACGCCCGCTATCTGCGCTATGCCCTAGCATCATGGGACCTGCCCCCCATCGACATCTCCGATCCCGTCCAGGTCGAAAACCGTATCCGCGAATACTTCCAGTTCTGTATCGACAACGACCGTAAACCTAATATCAAAGGCCTCGGAAACTGGATCGGAGTTTCAGATGAAACCGTCATGAGGTGGAGAAGAGGTGAATATCGCAATGAGACACACTGTGGATTGATTAAAAAAGCTGTAGATGCGCTCCAGGAAATGTGGTGGGATTATGGGCAGAACGGGAAATGCAATCCAGCTTCGTGGATATTCATCGGGAAGAACGCCTTCGGAATGCGAGACGAACAGCAGATCGTGGTTACTCCGAACAATCCCCTGGACAACATGTCCACCGAACAGATCAGTGACAGATATCTTACTGCATTACCGGAAGACACAAGCGAAAAATAAATGGTACTATTGGTACACTAATTAATTAATTTATATATTCATACACGTAAGGTTGCTTTTGACTCTGGCTCCGAAAACAGAGTGCAAACCGTACCATTCGACCCGGTCCAGGTGGCCGGGTTTTTCTGTCGGCTCTCCGGGCTGGCTTGACCGACGGCAGCGACCTGCCAGACCGGAGGAAAGTATCCCGGCAGCGGCGTCCTCCGGATTGCAAACCCCGCAGTGGCAGCAGAACGCGCACAGAGGGGTCTAGAATGCGTCAGGATCGCCTCGCGGGGTGGAGGTGCTGTAATTGTCCACTTCGATAGCGACGCGCTGAGAGGACCGTTTTTGTGGCAATGAGAGCGTGTCGTTTATAACGGGGTTTATAACGGAAAAAGAAAAACCCCGCCGGAGCGGGGTGCGGTGTGTCAGGCTCTCCGGCTGTCGTAAACCGTTTCCCATTCGGACAGGGCGGCGGTGGTGTCCAACTCGACTAAAGGCAGGCGGCGAATCTCAAGCCATTGCTCGTTAGCGTTCTGGCACTCTTTGCAGATGTATCTGTACGCCTTTGTATCAACGATTCGTTCACGGATGACCTTTTCGGCAAATTCTTTCTTCATAGTGTTTTCTCCTTTCGTTTTCGGTCATTTTGTTATTCAGAATACTATCACGCGGGTAGCACGCTGTCAAGGGTGACCGTCACGCGCTGGCCGGGGTAGCGGGTGTGCAGGTAGCGGCGGAGGCGGCTCTCGGCTTCCTTCGGATCGGCAGCCAGGGCGTTCCAGACCCCGCTGTGGCGGCGGGTGTACCAGGTCAGGATGTAGTACTTCATGGTTCTGTCTCCCTTCGTTATGCGATTTGCTGTGCTGTCTGGCAGCGGGGCGAGGTCCACCAGGCTACCAGTTGGTTAATCGTGTCGTCGGAAACCATGGGGATCAGGTAGCGGTCCAGGCCTTCAGGTCTCATGTAGTAGCCCTGGCCGTAGCGCGGGAGACTCTCGCACCCGGTTTGGCCGAGAATGTTCCGGCTATCCTGTCCGGATCGGCAGCGCAGGCCGACGCGACTGTCGAAGTTAACCTTGATGGCGGTCGGGATCACAGTTGCCAGTGGGCACTGAGTCGCTGCGATGACGTGGACACATGCGGCCCGTCCGATCTGGCATATCCGTTGGAGCAGGGGCTGGATTGTCTTCTTGTCGGTGGTCATGAGGTCGGCGAGTTCGTCGATGATGACGTACACGTGACCGCCGTCGTACTTGCGAAGTCCTGCTTTCTGCATGCGCACGAAGCGGTCTTCGATGATGGTGATGGCCTGCCGCAGCGCCCGGGCTGGCTCGCCTGGTTCGCTGGCGTAGGTGATGGTGTGCGGAAGGTTCTTGTACTGCACCAGTTCGACGCGCTTGGGGTCGATCAGAATGAACTGGGCGTCGGTCGGTGTGGCAAGCGTCAGCAGGGTGGTAATGATGCCGTTGATGACAACGGACTTGCCGGACCCTGTCGCGCCTGCAATCAGAAGGTGCGGCTGCTTAGTCATGTCATCGTACAGGACATTGTACTGTCCGCCGGGTGTCAGCCAATAGCGCATTGCAGATCATCCTCCATCGTGTCGCGGGTGTAGAGCAGATTCCACAGATCGCAGAAGCGTTTCGCGGTCAGCTTGCGCGGGACTGGGATCCGGTCGGCCCGGTATTCCCTCAGGTTGTAGGTGGCGTCGTCCAGTGTCATCGGCTGGGGGCCGTAGCTCCAGCAGGCGTCCTCGTACATGGCGGCGGTGAATTCGGCGGTGGTCATGGTGTCCTTCCTCTCTTTCGCTTTAGTCTTTCAGAACATAATCCAGATAGTCTGGGTGCTCGGCGTTGTTCTTGTAAGTGTCAAGCGCTACAAGGTCTGTCTGTAAGTCCTCGAAGCACTTCGTTGCAGCTTCGATGCTGTCAAACCAGAATGCAAGGCGGAACCTTCTGTGCTTCTGTATTGCGAAGTTCAGCGTATCCTTTGCTACCGGAAAGCAGGCAACACAGAAGCCGTTCTCCCATGATTCAAGCGTGATGTCGGTGGTGCGCTTGAGTCTTGCTGACATTCTCGGCGTGATTCCTCTGTTTAGGATTTTCATGTTCTTCCATTCCTTCCTTCGTCTTGTGGTGGTACTGCCATCATCAGAGCAGGGTGTACCGTTTCCCTGCTGACGCCCTCGCGGGCGTTTCGGCTTGTGTCACGCCACCAGGAAGCGGCGCGTGGTGGAGGGCTTGGTGTATTCGGCGGCGATCTCGGGGTGGTCCTTCGCCAGGGCCTTGCCGTCAATCCGGCTTGTGGTGACGGTCTTCCAGGTGACCTTGTACGGCCCTGCAATCAGCAGTTCGTCCTCGCCCATGTGGGCCTTGATTTTGTCCTTCAGAGCGTCGGCGGCGGCCTGCGCTTCTTCGATGATGCGGGTATACTCTTGCAATTCTGTCAAGGTGCTGATGATTTCGCTGTTGCTCATGGTTTAATCCCCCTTCTGTTTCATAGCAAGTATCCGTATGTTTCGGCGGTGTCTAGGACTATTGTCTGTATCTGTTGCAGATAGTCCCTCATGGTGATGCCGTGCCGTTCAAAGTAGAATTCGAGTGAGTCTCTGCAATCGTCGGCGAATTCTTCTTCCCTGTCCTTCGGCACGTCGATGAATTGCACTTCCGTTGCTTCTTCGATGATGCGGAGCACGTCAAACAGAATTGTTTCCGACGTGATTTCAAATGTGAATTTTGCCATGTTGTTGCCCTCTTATCTGTTAGGTTGGGTGGCCAGCAGAATGGCCGACCGCCCTGGTGAATTGTTACGCTGTCAAAACTTTTACAAGTCCTGCATGCAGGTCTAGCATGGCGTCAGATGTTGCGTGACGGTATTTGATTGATACAGCCAATTGATAGAGAAGCTCGATAGCTTCCGCACGGATATAGTTTTCGTGCCCTTCTATTGCGTGATTGACGTTAAAGCATGCGGTAGTCATGCAATGGCTGATTTCGTCGGCGATGTTGGCCGGTGCCGTGTCGCTTCCAAAGGCAGGCTTGACATAGTCCAGCCAAAGGGACAAAGTCAGGTTGCTAACAGAGATGTACTTTTCTTCCATGGTTTTCTTTCCTTTCCGCGCTTTTGCGCTGTCAAAGTTGAAAGCAGAAGATTTGTGCCGTTGTTGCATGCCCTCCCATTGCAAGCCATAGCCTGCAATTGTAATCAGTGTTCATTGCAGTACACCGTCTGTCCTGCAATACAGCCGCAATGGTGCTGTTTGCAAAAGTCACAGTTGCCAGGGCAATAGAAGCCGGACGGCTTGACTTTATCCGTCTTGAATACCACACGGAATTCAGGAAAACCATAGGGATTATGCATCGGGATCCCGCGCCATTCAGAAAACATGATGACCATACTCGACGGGATAGCAGAAGCAATCGAGCCGCCATGAGTCCGGACGTATTCGTTAACAATGTCGTATTGTTTCGTATACGTCCAGATGATGAAATCCGGATGATTCACCGCATTTTCGATCATTCGCGCAAGATAGTCCATGTCCAGGATATCGCCTGCAACGTGCCAACGAAAATACTTGTTCTTGCGGCGGCGGGACATGGCCGCATCGATCTGCTGGAAATACAGCTCGCGGGCCTTCTTTGCCATGGCCGTGTTACGGGCTCGGGCTTTCATGACGTTTGTATACTGGATGCCCGCTTTGATATCGTAACAGATGCCCTTGCAACCTTTGCAGTTCTTGCCGCAAGCGATAATCGGCGCCGTCGAAACATTCATTACACGGCCGATCTTGCTGTTTCCGTATGAGATCGCAACTTTGAGCGCGGTCTCATGCTGGAGGGCGAAAGTATAGCCGTCAATAATAGCTTTCATGTTCTTGACGTATGCGGAAAGGGTTTCTTTGCTGTATGCCATGTTTAAAGCCTCCAATCAAATCATTCGATTGTTAGGCCATGGCATGCAATGGGAAAGCATGCAATAATGTGTAGTTGTCAAGGTACGCCGCGCCGTTTTCAATAGTTGGCTCTATTCCTTCCATGACAGGTTTTCCGATCGATCGGCCGAGAGAGCGGCCGCGCTTCCATACCTGTCAATCCTGTCTACTCGGCTACTCCCACCGTCTACTGGTGGAGTGCTGTCCCTTTCGACAGTGCCATTGTAGCACCGTCACGGAAACCTTGTCAACGTTGCCGTGATTTTTAACCATGAAAAACCGTGACAGGCCCTGTTGTAATGCGGCCTGGCGTGTGATGCGTTAGCGGCTTTTTCGGATTTGCGTTTCTTCCTTTATAGGGCGAAAAGCGAATTTTTCCGCGCTGGACGTTTGGAGCGGTCGGCGGTCGGCGATTGCTTCCACCGTCGGCGCGGTCGGCGCAACCTGGACGCGCTGCACGTTGCGTATACTTTCACGGCATGGCAAGTTTACGGTGCAATGCGTAAACCTATGCGGCGCAATAGGTTGACAGTGCGATCCGTAAACCCACACCCATGGGGAAGTTTACGCAAGCCATGGGATCCCCGTAACCCCCATCAGCACCCTCGGAGCAAAAAAGACTCGAAAACCTCTTGACAATAAAAGAGACATGTGGTAGGATAAGCGTGAACGAAACAGGTAACAGTGACAAGGGAACAGTCACAGGGAAACGGTTGGCACGGTCCGGTCGGTTCGGTCGGCGAGGCCCGGGACGGCAAGAATAACGCGGCGGACACGGTCGGGCTGGCAGGTCTGGGACGGCAAAGAAGGCGCGGTCGGAACGGCAAAGACACGAATGGGGGAGACGGCATGCGGAATTTAAAGAACGCGATTGGGTACATTAGGGTATCGACGGAAGCGCAGGCGCAGGACGACCGGTTCGGCATCGAGGTCCAGCGGCGAGAGATTCTGGCATATGCGGACGAGCACGGGTATGCGATTGTGGACTGGAAGATCGACGACATGAGCGGTGCGAAGGATGATCGTCCAGCGCTGAACGAGATCCTGTACGGGGACAACACGACGAACCCGCCGTTTGAAGCGGTGATTGTGTTCAAGAACGACCGGTTGGCGAGAGACACGAAGCTGTACTTCTACTACCTGTACACGCTGGAGAAGAAGAACATCAAGCTGCTGTCCACGAGGGAAGAGTTTGCGGAAGGAGGTGATTTTGCGAACATATACCGCGCACTGCTACAGTTTGTTGCGGAGCAGGAGCGGAAGAACATCGCCATCCGGACTGGCAGGGGCAGGAGCATCAAAGCGTCCTGCGGAGGGTACAGCGGCGGTCGGTGCGCATATGGCTATCGTGTAGAGAACGGACGGCTTGTGATCAACGAAGACGAGCGACCCATCGTAGAGTTTGTGTTCAGCGAGCTGAAGAAGGGCACGAACAAGCTGGCGATCACGGAGAAGCTGAACGAAATGGGTTATCGGACGAGAATTGGCACAAGGTTCCGGGACAGCACGATCCACAGCATTGCGAATAACGAGATGCTGTACCGTGGATACTACCGGTACGGAGAGATGAAGAACTGGGTACGAGGTGTCCATGAACCCATTCTGAAGGACGACGAGGAAGACGAGAACGGAGGAGAAAAAGAATGAGGACGATTTACGAGATCAAGGCGAATCACAAGATGGTTTCCCCTGGCGTGTGGACGCGGGAAGCGGAGGCGAAGGTAACCGGTCCGGACACGGATGAAGAAGTGTTCGTAACGGTGAGCGAATACGATGGCATGTGGAACTTTGTGGTCAGTAAGGAAAGCGTGCTGGATGCGGTGGTTGAAGGCGGGGAGGAATACCCGGACGACCAGTTCGACGCCCTGTACGAGCGCGTACAGCAATGGATGAACGACGAGGTGGAGACCCTGAGCGACGGTGAGACGGAGCCTGCCGAAAGCGGATGCATTGAGGCCTATGAGAAGCTGGCGAGCGCGAAGAATTCCGTATACTACCCGGTCTTCAAGGCGCTGAAGTCCGTGCTGACGGCGATGAAAACCGAGATCGCCTGACCGCCGGTATGAAAAAATCGCAAAAAACTAAAAAAGGCGAAATTGCATAACAGATGATGATCGCTCCATGCGAGGTGTACGGCAATGTGCTGTGCGGTTTGCATGGAGTGATTTTATATATGGGGGTGTGGACATGACGGAGACGGAGGTCCGGGCGGCAAAGATCGACGGCGCGTTCCGGTGGCTTGAGCGGACGCCGGACGATCCGCAGATATACGAGGACATCCTGGCGTTGATGTACGGGCAGATCAAGGACGGGCTCGTTGATTATCATGCGCGGAACATCGCGTTTCGGGGAGAGATCGAGAGGGCCATGCACCGGATTGGCAGGAGCGACGGGGCGGCGGTCAGACGGCTTGGGGAGGCTCGCAAGCTGAGTCTGCTGATGAGTGCGCAGGTGGACTTCGATTCGTTCATGCTGTACCTTGAGAGCAACAGGCCGCCGGATGAGCAGTTTTACCTTCCGAGGAGGCGGGTGCTGCGGCCCATCGTGCAGGCGTTCCAGATGGTGCATGACGGGAAGGTTGACCTGCTGACGGTGAGCCAGCCGAAGCGGACTGGCAAGACGACAATCGGCACGTGGTTCGTGCTGTTCCGGGCAGGCAACGCCCCGGACGGATCGTCGGTCTGCTCAGGCGCGGGTGACATGCTGGTGAAGAGCTTCTATAACGGCATGACGGACGTGCTGACATCGAAGGACAAGTACCTGTACTACGATGTGTTCCCGGAAGCGAAGCTGGTACAGACGAATGCGGATGAGAAGACCATCAACCTCAAGTCAAAGAAGCGGTTCGCGACGGTGACGTGCAGACCTATCGACGGCCAGATCACGGGTTCGACGGAGGCCACACCGGACGGACTGGTGTACCTGGATGACACAGTCAAGAACGAAGAGGAAGCGATCAATCGCGACAGGCTGGATTTCCTGTGGGACAAGGTGCGCGGCGACATTCTCGGACGCCGGTTGGAGGGCTGCCCGATTGTGGCGCAGGGCACGCGGTATTCGCTGTACGATCCCATCGGCAGGCTGCAAGAGGTCGCGCCGAGCATGGGGTGGAGGACGAAGATCCTGGAGATCCCGGCGCTGGATCCAGTAACGGACGAGAGCAACTTCCAGATTGTCCTGCACGGAAAGCCGATGTTCACAACGGAGTACTATCGGCACGAGCGTGAACTGGTGACGGAGATGCAGTGGATGTCGCAGTTCCAGCAACAGCCGTTTGAGGCAAAGGGCAGGCTGTTCCCGGAGGACGAACTGAACCGGTACTTCAAGCTGCCGGATCGGGAACCGGACGCTGTGGTGGCGGCATGCGACACGGCAGAGAAGGGGTCGGACAGCGTCATGCTACCGGTCGGATATATCTACGGTGATGACGTGTACATTGAGGACTGTGTGTTCAGCAATGCCACACCGGAGCACACGAAGCCGGAGTGCGCCAACGTCCTGGTGAAGCACAAGGTTGCGGTCGCGACGTTCGAGTCCAATAGCACGGGCGAGTACTACGCCAGGGACGTGGAGCGGCTGATCGAAAGCATGGGCGGCAAAATCAGCATCCGGCTCCGCCGCGCAAATGCAAAAAAGACCACCCGGATTGAGGTGGAGTCCGACTATATCCTGAAGCACTTCTACTTCAAGGACAAGTCGCTGTACCAGCCGTCGAGCGAGTACGGCATGATGATGCGGGAGTTCACAACATACACCCGGAACGGCAAGGTGCCGCACGATGACGCCCCGGACGGCATGAGTCTGCTGTCGCACGAGATCCGGAACACGGTCAGCCGGACGGTCGAGGTAATCAGGAGACCGTGGTGATAGCACAAATTGTGTTATAAACGAAAAACAGACACAATATATTGTATAAATTTGTTATAAACAGTTGACAAACGGACTCGCTTGTTATATGATGTAGCCGAGGGAGTAGACTACCCTCTGATTGATCCGCGTTATCGCGAGACTCTACGGAGTTTTGCGCGACGCGGATTTTTGCTTCCATGCATCGGAGGTGGCACGAATGATCAGGCAGACGAACGAGGACGTGAACGAGCAGGTAAAGGCTCGTGACGTTAACGTGTCCCCAGAGATGCACGGTCGGAGGGTAATCTTCACTGGAGAGCGCGAGATTACCCGGGACAATGTGCTGGACGTCCTGAACAAAGCGCTGCGGGTGCATCTGAGAAACCGGGAAGAGATCAAGTATCTGGAGCGGTATCTGCGCGGATGGCAGCCGATCCTGGGTCGGGTCAAAGCGGTCAACGCGGAGATCAACAACAAGGTGGTTGTGAACCTTGCGAACGAGATCGTGACCTTTAAGGCAAGCGAGTTCGCGGGCAAGCCGATCCAGTACATCAGCCGAGGCAGTAACAAGAGTGCCCCAAAGAAGGTCAGCCGTCTGAACGACATGATGCTGACCGAGGAAAAGCAGTCGAAGGACTTGCTTCTGGCGTACCAGATGTTCACTTGCGGCGTTGGTTACCGCCTGACGGTGCATGATCCCGACCCGAGCCACGAGATTTACGACGAGGCTCCGTTCGAAATTTCGATCCCTGACCCGAAGAACACCTTCGTTGTACGGCTGAACGACGTCAGCAAGCGCCCGGTCATGGGCGTGACCTACGTATGCACGGACGAGACAAAGGCCACGATGGAGTACACGGTGTACACGCCGAACGTAACGTACACCATCACAGGCTCCGGGACCAGGGCTTCGCAGATCACGAAAGAGGTTAGGCACAACTTCGGGATGATCAACCTGGTGGAGTACCCATGCAATCCGGTCCGGATGGGAGCGTTTGAGGTGGTGCTCCCCCTGCTGGACGCCATCAACCTGACGCAGAGCAATAGGTTGGACGGTATCGAGCAGTTCATCCAGGCCATCATGGTCTTCGAGGGTGTGGATATCACCCGCGAACAGTTCCTTGAGCTGAAGGACCTCGGTGCGCTGAAGTTGCCTCCGGCCATGGACGGTCGGACCAGCAAGGTCTACTACCTGAACGAGGAACTCAACCAGTCCCAGACGCAGACGCTCGTCGATGACATGTACCAGACGGTTCTCGAGATCGTCGGCATGCCGTCCCAGAGCAACGCGATGACGAGCGACTCCTCGAACAACGGCGCGGTCATCATGAAAAACGGCTGGTGGCATGCGGAAGCGCGGTCGCTTGAAACGCAGTCCATGTGGATCGCCGCCGAGACAGAGACGCTGAAGATCATCATGCGGATCTGCCGGGACTCCAACGAACTGAACGGCCTGAAGGTCGCCGAGGTTGAGCCGAAGTTCTGGCGGCAGAGTTACGAGGACACGCTGGTCAAGACGCAGTCCTTCGCGAGTCTGCGCGGTGCGGGGATGCCCGCGATCCAGGCATTCACCTTCAGCAACCTGTCCAAAGACCCCGAGAGCGATGCCATCGTCTATGACCAGTATCAGGAAGAACAGGCGCGGCTCCTCGACGAGCAGGCCGGGGTCCCGGTCGAGCCTGGAATTGACGAAGACGTCACGGAAGTGGTTGCGTCCGGGCAGGCAAGCGTCAGCGGCACTGGCCACCCGAAGGACTCAACCGGCATCTGTCCGGTTTGCGGTCGAACCTTCAAGAAGAATACGAACAACCAGATCTACGACCGGCCCGAATGCCGTCGCAAGGGCAAGAACAGGCAAGGCCAGGAGACCGGAAGTGACTTCGATTGAGTGAGCGAGTGACATTCTACGATGCCGCAGACCGCGCAATCAAGGCGCTGAACCGGGAGAACCTACGGATTTTTGGTCGGCTGAAGACCAAACTGATGCGGGCCGATGAACTGCATGTCATCCGCGAGGTCACGGACGCGTACGATGACGCGTTGAAGCTTGCGAAACGGTGGTTCCTGGAAGTTGCAAGGCAGGCATATGCCAACGCCATGCGGGATGCAGGGAAGCGCAAGCGCAACTGGATAGACCGCGACTGGTTGCTCGACTACCTCGAAGAGACTGAGCCCCTGGCGCTCTACCGTTTCATCCCGGAGTGGGAGCGCAAGAAGGCCCGGGCGATCGAAGGGTTCCCTGTCGCACAGGACAAGGGCAAAGAGATCGACAAAGCGCTTCGCGAACTGTCCAAGCAGATCGGGTGGTTTGCGGTCAGCGTCACGGACGCTGCAACGATCCAGGCGTTTGAGGACGCGGGCGTGATCGAGGTCATGTGGCACGCGGAGCACGACAACCGAACGTGCAAGACCTGCCACGGGATGGACGGCAAAATCTTCCGGCTGGAGGACCTACCGGAAAAGCCGCACGTCAACTGCCGGTGCTGGATCACGCCGGTACTTGAATAGGTTTTGAGCGGTACACCCGCTTGAAATAAACGTCAGAGAAGACGCAAATCGCACCAACGTCAGAGAAGACGTTAAAACGCAGAATCAAAGTCAGAGAGAACTGACTCAAAACAAACGCAAGGAGGAACCCAGGATGGCAGAACTCGAGACCAATGTGAACACCGAAATCGAAACAACCGAAGCCACGGAGAATGTCAACACCGATCAGGATTCAGAGCAGGGCGACAGCAACGCGGAACTTGCCAAACTGAAGGCCGAACTGGCCAAGCAGAAGGCGGCGCTTGACAAGGCGACCAAGGAAGCCGGAGACGCGAAGAAGGCGCTGAGAGCGCGTCAGAGCGTTGAGGAACAGGCCGCCGAAGCGCAGAAGGAAGAACTCGCAACGCTGAAGCAACAGCTTGAGGAACTCACCAAAGAGCGCACGGTTGCCGTCACAAGCAAAAGCGTCTTTGCCTTCGTGCAGGACGAGTCAGCGGCCAACACCATCGCCAACGCCCTGTACGGCGCGAACGATGTGGACGCAGCGCTGAATGCCTTGAGCAAGGCATGGGCCGCGAAGGAAAAGCAACTGAAGCTTGAGTACGGCAAAGTTCCCGCACCGGGCGCTGGCGGTACTGACGGTCCGACGATCACCAGGGCGCAACTCGATCAGATGAAGTATACGGAGCGTCTTGAGTTCGCAAGCAAGTACCCTGATGAGTACAGCAAACTCATGGGAAGATAAAACTACTCAGAAAGGATGAGTGCATATGTCTACCGTTAGCACCACTTCCGGCACCTATCTCAGCAATCTCTTCAACCCGCAGGTCATCGCGGACATCATCGACTCCAAGCTGATCAACAACATCGTGTTGGCTCCTCTGGCTGTGGTTGACACCACCCTGGAAGGCCGTGCGGGCAACACTGTGAGCCTGCCCTACTACACCTACATCGGCATGGCCACCACCGTTGCCGAGGGCACGGACATCCCGATCAAGCAGCTGACCCAGACCACCAAGACCGTCACCATCGTGAAGTACGGCGTTGCCACTCAGCTGACCGACGAGGCCGCCCTGTCCGGCTACGGCGATCCTCTGGGCGAGGCCGCTTCTCAGGTCGTCCTGTCCGTGGCTGATGCTGTGGACGGCGCTCTGCTCGCGTCTCTGGCCGCGAACTCCACTAACGTTTATGAAACCGCTTCCACCTCCACCGCACTGGCCCCGAGCGACATTCCTCTGGCTCTGGCCAAGTTCGGCGAGAACATCGAAGGCGAGAAGGCCCTTCTGGTCACTCCCGACTTCTATGCTCAGCTCGTCGGCTCCAACTGGATTCCGGCTTCTGAGATCGCGGCTGACATCCGCATTCGCGGTGCTGTCGGCATGGCGTATGGTTGCCAGGTCATCGTGTCCAACCGTCTGGTCACCGCTGGCAACCTGTACATCGTGAAGCCCGGTGCTCTGGGCCTGTTCCTCAAGCGCGACACCTTCGTCGAAACCGACCGCGACATTCTGAACGAGTCCACGGTCATCAAGGCTTCCAAGATGGTCGCCGCCTACCTGATGGACCCCACCAAGGCCGTGACCATGAAGGTCAAGTCCTAAGGGACAAAAGGAGGAAATGCGGCTATGATGCTTCATCGCCATATGGAAGAACTCGCCAGACAGCAAGAGGCTGAAAAAGCCGCAAAGCAGAAGGCACCCGAGCAGAAGCCAGTAGAGGAGTCTGCGGAGGAAAAACAGCCGAAGCGCACCCGCAAGGGTAAGTAAGGAGGAGGTGGTCAGAGTGACTCAGACCGAGAAGATCAGTATGCTCCGGAATATGATCGACAGCACGGACAGTGATGAAACGCTGGCCACCTATCTCCGGATTGCAGAGGAACTGATTCTCAACCTGGTCTATCCTTTGGAGAGCGACAGGTACATTCTGACAATGCCGGAACGCTACACCATGAAGCAGATCGAAATCGCGGCCTACTTCCTGAATAAGCGCGGCGCAGAGGGCGAGATCCAGCACATTGAGAACGGCGTGCATAGGAACTACGGTTCCAGCGACGTTCCCGAAGCAATGATCCGCCATATCATGCCGTACTGCGGGGTGGTCAAGTGAAGCTGTTGAAACGAAACTTGACAGAGTTTGAGTACATGGCATATCTCGGCAAGCAGGAAATCATGATCGATGGAAAGCACACGGGGAGATACGAGGTTCAATACGCTGATCCTATCGTACGCCGTGGGATGATCGACGTTCCGACCGGGTATGTCCAGAACCAACTCTTCGGCATCAACAACGACTACTCCCATGTCCTGCTTCTCGATGATCCCGATGCGG